TGGTGCCGCCGCTGGTGCCGCAGCCGGCGGAATAGCAGGCAATGCAGCCGGTGATTATGTAGGAGATAAAGCTACTGCCGCAGGCAATTTTATTGGAAATGCCGCTCAAAAAATTGGTCAAGTTGCCAAGGGAGCGTATCAAGGAGCAAAGCAAGCACTAAATCCTTCTGCTCCTGTTCAAGCCGCACCAGCAGCACCACAACCATATACGGTAGTTGCGGGCGATAATTTGACCAAAATTGCTAAACAAATGAAAACAACTCTGCCTGAATTGTTAAAAGCCAATCCACAATATCAAAAAAATCCTAATTTAATTCATCCAGGTGATAAAGTTAATCCGCCAGCCGAAGGACCGCCAACTCCAACAGGTGGCGGTGCTAAATCTGATCCAGCTGTTCTCAAACAACAACAAGAGTTAATTGCTAAAGGCGCAAAAATTCAAGCAGATGGCATTATGGGACCAGCTACACAAGCGGCTATCAAACAATTTGGTGGAGGAACACCAGCTCCGGCAGCAACAGCTCCAGCAGGTACACCGGCTGCAGCTACATCAGTTGATGCGGCCAAGGCGTCAGGTGCTGCAATGAATGCTCCGGCTCCAGCACCAGCAGTTAATAACGGACCATGGCCAGCTGGTAGCCCACAAGCGGCAGCTTATTCTAAAATGAGTCCAGAAGATCAAAAGTGGTTAGGCGGCGCAGATCCAACTGATGCTGCAATTTTATCCCGTGCTCCAAATGGTGGTAAACCTGTTGCGGCCCCTACTCCGGCGCCTGCAGTGCCAGGTGTTACTGCAGGCGGAGGTGTGGTAGACACTCGCGGTGGTATTGCCGGACAAGACGAAATGGAGGAAAGCAAAAAATATTTTAAAGAAAATGCAAGATCTAAACCATATAATGGTAAAGCCAATAAAGCTAATGCTTACAATGGTATGGAATTTGAAGGTAACGCATTTACTGGTAAACTTAAATCAACCCCTAAAGGTGGCAAGTTTAGCGTAGGTGGCAAAACTTATACTGACACCAGCGCCATTGAAGAAGCAATGACTCGCCAGCATTTCCGTCACACAGCCGAGTTGCTTAAACATATTGAAGATCCAGCAAAACGTATGGAACTTGCTAAACAGCATGCAGATATGTTTAAAGCTAGCAATCCACGTTTTAACCACGACAAATTTTACAAGGCTTGTGGTCTTGACGAATGTGGAATGTATGAAGATGATATGACAGACGAAGGTAATGCCTTCACTGGTAAATTACATAGCACACCAAAAGGTGGAAAATTTAAATTAGGCAATAAAGAATTTACTGACACAAGTGATATTGACGAAGGATTTGCTGAAATGGATGCTTGGTTAAAGCAACGCGAAGCAGAAAAAGGCACAGGTAAATTTGATAAACGTAAAACATCTACTGGTACAGTTTATACACGCAAGCCAGAAACATTTGATGAGCCAGAAGGTGACGATGATCAGCCCGCAGTTAAACGCGGTCGCGGTCGTCCTAGCAAAGCTCCGCAAGCGCATCGTTTTACCAAAGGAGCTTGGAAACATAAAGATCCAATGGCCAATGAAGATAGTGAACACGGCGACTCAATGACTAAAAATCAAATTCACACAATTCGCCGCGCCGCTAAAGAATTAGAAGCAGTAGTTCAAAGTGACGAGTCAGTTCCAGAATGGGTCAAGAGTAAAATTACTATTGCTAGCGATTATTTAAAAACAGTTCGAGATTATTTGGAAAGTAATATTGAACGTAATATCGAACGTGCCACTGGCGAAGAAGGCGTTACTATTGGTGAAAAAATTACTAAGAAAACCCCAGCCGGCGAAATCATTAGTGATTTTGAAAAGTCTAAAAACCCAAAGTTTGCTGGTAAAAGCAAAGAACAACGCAAAACACAAGCATTAGGTGCTTACTACGGCATGCATCCTGAAAAATCTAAAGAAGAAAGCGTTAAAAAAGATAATCGTGCTGAACGTGCCGGTAAAAAAGTAACTAAAGACATTGAGTATGATGAAAAGAAAGGCAAGAAAAAAGAAGTTGATGAAACAACAACTTCTGGGTCTGTATCTACAAGCACTGGTACTCCTAAAAAGTCCAGCGGTGGTATGAGTATTGGCAAAGGCATTTATGATTCTTTCAACCGCGAAGTTGAATCAATGATTAGTGAGTCATTACAAGTTAAATCTACTGTAGCTGAAAATATGATGGGTGATGAAGATTCAATTACTATTACAGCTACTGGTAATGATGTTCATCGAATTAAAGAGTTGCTACAGCATATGGGTATTTCACATAACGGTGAAGCAGGGCACGAACACGGTGAAGAACCATGTGGAACTTGCGGTGGGATTCCTTGTCAATGCGATGAATTAGGACATGAACACGGTGAAGAATTAAACGAGTTAACAGCAGAGTATCCAGGTGGTAGTACAAATTTTAGTACTGGCGAAGTTAAGGGTTCATATACTCCAGCTCCAACTAAAGAAGCAGTTGACGAAGCCGATGTAACAGTTGATGAAAATGATCCTGACTATCCTACTAATCAAGAATATGATGACGACGCACTACAATATAGCGGCGGATTAAATGGTCCAAAACATGATGTAGCTGGCAATGGCCAAACAACTATACCTGTAACGGCAGTAAGAGTCAAAGAAGATGCTGAACGCAGTATTGTTGATTTATACAAAGCAATTGAAACACTTTCAAAATAATAGGAAATAACAATGAGCACGGCAAACGTTTACAGTGGAAACTTATCAAACTCCGTTTGGTATACAGATAAAGCAGAAATTGTAACAGGATCTAATCCTGTTACATATAACGTATATGTGCTGTCAACCGTTCAACCTATAACTATTGGCGGAAGTACCACTAACGGAGCTAATGTGCTAACTACTACGGCTGCTCGCCCAGATATGGCAAATGCTACAATAACTGGCACTAACATACCAGCAAGTACAACTGTAGCTAATATAACACCTGGAATTAGTTTAACCTTAAGTGCTAATGCTACTGGTAATGTTAGTAATGGAGTTTTTACAGTAACACTACCAAATCCAGGCAATTTATATGGCAACAGCAATCCTCAAGTGGCTGCTAATTCTCGTCAACAAATTTATGTTGGCGCAGGAAATTATTTGACAATTACAGGTGGCAATAGTACTACTCGTGAGATTGGAACAGCTAGTTCTGCTCAAGCGAGTGTGTTTAGTCAAGGTTAATTTATTATGCGAGCTCGCGAGTTTATTGCCGAGAATGCATCTAGTGAAACATTTTCCGTATCAGAGCGTGATGTCATTCCAGACATGGAAAAATTTAATTCATTAGATAATTCTAATCCCTACGACATGTGGAGATTTATTGTTGCCGCCGCCGGAGAACCGTACAACGGTGATTCATTTCGCATGAAAAAATATGGCCCAACGGGACAAAAATTTGTCACAGTGGCATATACACAAGCTGATGCTGATATTATAAATGCTACTGCTAAAACTTTGGGAGTAAAAGGCACACAAATTACCACTAAAAATTCTGATGAACCACCAGATACTAATATAACCAGTCCAATAAAAGGATTTAAAGGTTATCCAAAATGAGAGCTCGAGAATTTATAATTGAATCACTCAGAGGCAAACCTGATGCACATTTTCTTCATGCCAATCCTGGAATGATAGCTCCCAAAAATATGGAAAATTTATATAGAAGCCGTAGCTATGATGAGTATCGCATAGGCATGCTTACTGGTATGGAGCCAGAAGACCTTGAAAAAATGGATACAGATAGTTGGGCTGGAAATAAACCTTTGTATACAGCTTATACTCCAGAAGAACACGATAAAATATTGCGAGCAATGAAAAAAATGGGTCACACAGCCGAACATCATGCTTATGTAGGCAGCAAAGAACATCCTGAAATTTATAAAACAAGCCCTGTGACATCTTTTAAAGGATACGGAAAATGAGAGCCCGTGAATTTTTAAATGAATTTGGTATTCCTAAAATGCGTAATAATGTAGCAAACGCAAGTCGTAGTGTTCATTTGGCACGTGATCCTGATACAGTAGATAGAATATATCATCTAAATCGCATAGGAATGGCTATGGGTATGGCTGATGGCAAAAGCCGTGATCCAGTAGACATGGATGAAAGTAGCTGGGCAGAAAAATACAACACTATTCATCCTTACACTCAAGAAGAAGAAAATATGTTTTATCAAGCTATGGCTACAATAGGTACTAAACATAAAATTCTAGTTAGTGATAGACGTTCTTTAGAATCAGAGGAAATACATAAAGTAAGTCCAGTAAAAGAATTTAAAGGATATGGTAAATAAACCATGTGTGTAATTATTGCAAAATATTTTGATGACCATGGTTGGGTAGCAGTTAAAAATCGTGATCGAAACTACACACCTGAAATTTCTTTCAAACAAAAAAGATCAGACGGAAACGAAATACTTTATTTCTGGGATGATATAACACAATACTGTGAAGGATTAAATGGCGCTGGTATTGGTGTACTATCTGCTAGTCTTATGGTGTTAGATGACGAAAAAGAAATTTCAGTTAGAACAAAAACACCAAGCAAAGATGGTAAAAAAATTAAAAAAGCATTGACATACGGCAATGTACAAGAAGTAGTTCGAAGTTTAATTGAAAATGAACTTACTGGAAATACAGTAATATTCGACAGAGAACACATGTATTTGTTAGAAGGTACTTGGATCGAAGGACAGTACGAAAAACGCGGTGGATATGAGCATCGTGTAAAAGAAATTCCAAAAAATCAAACTGTTGCCAGAACTAATCATGGTATTTGGATACCTTGGGCGGGATACCAACGTTGTGAAGAAAAAAATGAAACATTAAGTCGTATAAGTTCAGAAGCTAGATTGGCACAAGCAGAATATGTAGTTAATATGGCTAGCACGCCAGAAGAAATGATGGACGGGTTATGCCAAATATGGATTGATGATCCACAATTAAATGCCATGCGTACTAGTACAGAGGTTAAAAAAATGCGTACGACTGCCCAATTGATGATTATTGCCGAAGAAAATACTTTATATTGTCGCCCAATATCTAGTCACATAACTTTTGATTTTTGGCAATTTAATGATCCTGATGTTAATACCTGGGTTGAAATTATAAGTAATAGGGCATTATATCAAAAACAAAAACAAGGCGAACCTCCGTTTAAAGATGTTCATGCCAAACATACAATTGAAGAAGCAACTAATCATTTAGCTCGTATTATTGAACTTAGTAAAATTAAATAAAAATGAAAAAATATATATTTTTAGCATTATTTTTATTGATGCCGCTATTTGCGTCTGCCCAAATTAATAAACAATGCCCACAATTTACTCCTAATGGAACCCCTCAGTATGTATCAAAAAGCGGCGACCAAGAATTATGTAAAGCCAACTATGCGGTTATACATCGATGTGCAACTAAAACGCCAATGGCTGTATTTGAACATTTAACCCAGGCAAATATTAATGGACCGGCTAAAAGATTAAACAATTTTCACGAAGATCCGGCAGTCAGCGTCGCGTGCCGAAGTACACTTAAAGACTATGACGGTGCGCCATATGATAAAGGCCATATGAGTCCTGCGGGTAATAACACAGTCAACGCTCAAATTATGACAGAGAGTTTTTTATTGTCAAATATGGTACCGCAAAATTCCAATAATAATCGCGATATATGGCGTGAATTAGAATTTTGGGAACGTGGGTGGGCACTTAAAGGCGGCGATTTTTACATTATTTCCGGTCCAGTTTATGATCCCGGATACAAAACAATTGGAAATGGTTTAGGGGTTCCAACCCGTTTATTTAAAATTATATATGATAAAAGCACCAACAAAATTATGGCATATATGATGCCTAATACTGCTCTTCCTGTCACAGATTTGTCAAAATATCAAACAACTGTATCTGCTATAGAACAAGCAACTGGTATGAATTTTGGATTAGGGCAATAACAACATAAATTAATATATGTCATTTGATGCTTCATCGTTAGCAAAATCTCCTCATAAACAACAAGTTTATACGTCCCAACAGTTGGCTGAATTTGCAGCTTGTACTGATCCAATTAATGGACCAGAATACTTTATGAAGCATTTTTTCTATATACAGCATCCAGTTCAAGGACGACAATTATATCAGCCATACGAATATCAAGAGAGATTAATTAACACATATCATAACTATCGTTTTGCGATTGCCATGATGCCACGCCAAACAGGTAAGTCAACATCAGCAGCAGGATATTTGTTATGGTACGCTATGTTTGTTCGAGACGCCACGGTATTAATTGCAGCACACAAATATGATGGTGCACAAGAAATTATGACACGTGTTCGCTTTGCTTATGAAATGTGTCCGGATCATATTCGTGCTGGAGCTACAAATTATAATAAAGGATCTATAGAATTTGAAAATGGATCCCGTATTATTTCAGCTACAACAACAGAAAATACTGGTCGTGGTATGTCTATATCATTATTATATGCGGACGAGTTTGCGTTTGTGCGACCAAGTGTAGCTCAAGAATTCTGGACTTCTATATCACCAACATTAACAACTGGTGGTAAAGCAATTATCACTTCCACCCCTAACTCAGACGAAGACCAATTTGCGTTATTGTGGAAAGGTGCCAACAAAATGGAAGATTCGCACGGCAATATGCAAGAAGTTGGCGTAAATGGATTTAGAGCTTTTCGCTCCTATTGGGAAGAACATCCGGATAGAGATGAGGCATGGGCCGCGGCTACTCGAAGTCAATTGGGCGAAGATCGTTTCCGACGTGAGATGAATTGTGAATTTATTATTAACGACGAAACGCTAATTGCCCCAACTAAACTTATAGAATTAGAAGGAATCGAACCAATACATAGAACTAGCCAAGTTCGTTGGTTTAAAATGCCAGAGCCAGGAAAAATATATTGTGTTGGGCTTGACCCATCGTTAGGTACTGGCGGAGATCCGTCGGCTATACAAATATTTGAAGCCAATACAACACAGCAAATAGGTGAGTGGAAACACAATCGAACACCCATTCCCGAGCAAATTCGTATCCTTGCAGACATTGTAAAATATTTGTATGGTATTGTTAAAGACGAAAACTCAATTTACTATTCAGTTGAGAATAATAACATTGGCGAGGCCGCCCTCATTTCCATTGAACAGTTTGGCGAACAAAATATAAAGGGTTATTTCCTCTCAGATCCTACCAGAGGAGCCGGCAGGTACCGTAAAGGTTTCAATACTAGCCCAAAAAATAAACTTACAGCCTGTGCTAAATTTAAAACTTTAATTGAGTCAGGAAAAATGAAGATATTCAGTAAACCATTGATAAGTGAACTAAAGGATTTTATAGCCCATGGACTAAGCTATGCTGCTAAACCAGGCTCTTCGGACGACTTAGTAATGGCTACTTTACTGGTTACAAGAATGATGATATTGTTACAAGAATATCACCCTGAAATGAATGTGCAAATGCGTGATTTTGGTGATACCATCGAAGCCCCAATGCCTTTTATTTCAACTATGTATTAAATTAAAGTAAACTAAATAATGTATGACGCCAAATAACGCCAATAAAAAACTGTTTGACTTGCTAATTAGCAAAAACTTTGACCCACAAGCACTAAACAATCAGGGCAAACCAGCCCCATCTCCAGATCAAGCAACACTTTTTTCGTTTGATTATAAAGGGCAATCTGGACAAGATTATGGCACAGTAGTATTGCAATTGGGTGACGATTTAGATGTTTATTGCGGCGATAATATTGGTAAAGCAATGGAAGATCAAAAGGATAGAACTGAATGGTTTGATGACTTTTTGTATCAATTAAAAAATTGGTCTGTAAGAAATGTCCCGGGCACTTTTAATTTAATGAATCTAAATAAATTAAAATACAGCATGCAAGGACAAGCAGCCATCAAAGAAGGTTTATTTGAAAGCTGGCAAGGGACAAAAAATACATCATGGAATGGTGATGCTACACAAGCTCGCTTGATGATTAAACATAAAAAGAATTTAGGTGAAAACGACAAACGTTTTCGTTATATTGAATCATTGTTTATTGAAACTCAAGATGGAGAAAGATTTAAATTACCATTTTTAAAATTATCTGCCGGACGTGCCATGCTAGAGCATGTTAAACAAGGCGGAAAACCTTATGATATTCGGGGCCAACATATTGTTACTATTGTAAGTGAAATGAATTTGCTAAGTCGTTTCCGTCGAGCCAATCACGGAAAAATATTTGAAGGCGAAACGCAACAGTTAGTAGAACAAGCCACACATTATTACGAAACATTACAAAATACTTTAAAAAGTTTAAGCACAAAAAACGGATACGGAAAATATTTCGAGGGATGGGATCCGGCTGCTCTTACTGATGAAGATGTTATAATTGAAGATTTACGTCACATGTTTATAGAACAAAACATTGACAGTCGTATTGAACAAGCATTGCCATTACTGGCAAAATTACAAAAGGAAAATGCTATGAAAGAAGCTAACATATTTGAAGATTGGGCTAATCTTATTATTGAAGGTACTTGGGAAATACCCGATACTAAAGAAAAACAAAATGATTTGATAAAATTGTTAAGCAAAGAATTGCCAGTTGGTGCCGATGCTACTAATGCCACAGAACAATTATATAATTTGTTGGGCGACGACGAATTATTCGATCGTTTAGAAGAATTAGCTGAAGAAGATGCTGATGCAGATGGGCGTAAAATTATACTAGCTCGCTTAGAAGAATTAAAAAGTAATCCTGATATAGCAGAAGTTATTGGAAAAATTAAAACATCTCCTACTCCGCCTCCAGAAGATTTTTGGAATAGCCCTACTGACGACTCAAGTATCGAAGATCCAAACGCTACCGCACAGCCGCCGGCAGATGCTCCAGCACAACCTCAACCGCCAGCACAACCCCCTGTGGCAGAAAATGAAATGGGTGAGGATAAATTTGAAATGGAAAGCATTTGCAAATTAGCTGGAGTAGCAGTTTTAAAAGAATCTGCTATGAGCGAAGTAGATATTCTACTACAAGACATAGCTCGCGGTGATGTTGACATTTATAATGTTTATGCCAATCCAAAAACAAATGTGGAAAAATTTGTTTCAGACCAAATACATGAAAAAGTTGATAACCTTATGATTGACGCAGGATATCATAAAGATGATATAGAAGAAATGTTGCAAATCATTCACGATGAGTTAGCCAAAGATTATGGCACAGAACAAACTGACGAAACTGATATGGGCAAAACTATCGGATCAACGGCCGGAGAAATTATAGGCGGAATGGCAGGTTCCAGAATGGGGCAACCTGTCGCAGGTGCTGCCGCAGGATCGGCAATTGGCGGACATATTGGCGATAAAATTAGTGACATGATGTCTGATGACGAAGAAGCATTAGATGAAAATAATCAACAGTTATACAGAATAAAAGAAATGGCTGGGATAACTAATGAAGGGCCTATAGGACAGCATCTTGGTAAATTGGCCGGCGAATTTATTGCTGGTGGTCCAGAAGATCCCTTAGCCCCGCATTTTGCAAAAATTGGTGCACATTATGGCGAAAAATTAGGCACTAAGATATCTGACCATTTTTTAAATAATATATTACCTAAATTACAAGATAAAATAAAAAATAAACTTGTTAAAAAAAATCAACCAACTGAAGAAGGAATTATAGGTAAGAGCCTTGGTGCTGCCGCTGGTGAATTAGTGGCTTTAGGACCTGAAAATCCATTATCATTTATTACAGCACCAGCCGGGGCTTACATTGGTGACAAAATAGGCGATAAGGTTAGCGATATGTTTTCGCGTAGCAGTGATGATAGCGACACGCAAGATGAGGTAGAAACAGTAGCCGAAGGTAAAATGAAAGAAGAATCTGGTGACCGTACTCCGCTTGCAGGACAATATGGTCATTCTGGTAAACTTCAAACAGTTGATGGGATTGATCAAGACATGATGGATCGTATTAAATTCTTAGCAGGTATTACAAAGTAACATAAATAAACATACAATAAAAAACGGTTAATCTAATTAACCGTTTTAGTTGTAAACACAGACCTAGATGTGTATAATAGCTAGGCAAGCAACGTAATTTAATCTAGTAATATAGATAGGCAACACATTTTAAAACTTGAAAGGCAACTAAAATGGCATCATTATCAGAAATCAGAGCCCGCTTACAAGCGGCAGACAGTAAACAAACAGGCGGTCAATCACAAGGCGATTCAGCAATTTATCCACATTGGAATATTGCAGAAGGTACAGCCTCAACACTACGATTCCTTCCAGACGGTAACACAAAAAACACTTTCTTTTGGCAAGAACGTGCTATGATTCGTTTACCATTTAATGGCATCAAAGGTGATTTAGAATCCAAACAAGTACAAGTTCGTGTACCATGCGTAGAAATGTGGAACGAAACTTGTCCAATACTTACGGAAGTACGCACATGGTTTAAAGACAAATCTTTAGAAGAAATGGGTCGTAAATATTGGAAAAAACGCGATTATATTTTCCAAGGTTTTGTTCGTGAGAATCCACTCTCAGATGACAAAGCTCCAGAAAATCCAATTCGTAGATTTATTATTGGCCCACAAATTTTCACACTTATTAAAGGTGCGTTAATGGATCCAGAGTTGGAAGAATTGCCAACTGACTATTTGCGTGGTTTAGATTTCCGTATCTCCAAAGGTGCCAAAGGTGGCTTTGCAGACTACAGCGGAAGTAAATGGGCCCGTAAAGAATCAGCACTTACTGAAGCTGAACAAGCCGCAATTGAGCAATATGGTTTAGCAGATTTAAGTACATTCTTACCCAAGAAGCCCGGCGAAGTTGAACTTAAAGTTATCAAAGAAATGTTTGAAGCTTCGGTTGATGGTCAAAGTTATGACACAGAACGTTGGGGACAATATTTCCGTCCAGCAGGGGTCAATGCTCCAGCAAGTGGCTCAGCTCCAGCAAGTACTGTAGATGAAGATGCTCCCGTGGCTAAGATAACACTACCTACGGTAAGCGATTTTGATGATGAAGATGCTCCTGTGGCTACTACCGCAGTTCAAGCTAAGCCAACATCGGACAAAGCCCAAGATATTTTGGCCATGATCCGTGCTCGTCAAAAAGCCTAAGCATTTAACCAAATAATAACACAAGAGTTGCCTCTTGTGTTATTATATCTACTATAACTTAAAGGATTAAAAATGGCAAAGCCATATGACTTCAGTAAATTCCGCAAGGATATTACTAAATCAATTGACGGCATGTCAATTGGATTTAATGATCCAACTGATTGGATCTCAACAGGCAACTTTGCCTTAAATTATCTTATTTCAGGAGACTTTAACAAAGGTATTCCGCTAGGTAAGGTTACAGTATTTGCTGGCGAATCAGGTGCTGGTAAATCTTATATTTGTTCAGGCAACATTGTCAAAAACGCACAGGACCAAGGTATTTTTGTTGTGCTAATTGACACAGAAAATGCTCTTGATGAATTATGGTTACATAATCTTGGTGTTGATACAAGCGAAAGCAAACTGCTTAAACTTAATATGGCAATGATTGATGACGTGGCAAAGACTATTTCAACATTTATGCAAGATTACAAAACACTACCAGATGGTGAACGTCCAAAGGTATTGTTTGTAGTTGATAGTTTAGGCATGTTGTTAACTCCAACGGATGTAAATCAGTTTGAGGCTGGTGACATGAAAGGCGATATGGGTCGTAAACCCAAAGCACTTACAGCACTAGTTCGTAACTCAGTTAACTTTTTTGGTAGTTATAACGTTGGAATGGTATGTACAAATCACACATACGCAAGTCAAGACATGTTTGACCCAGATGACAAAATTTCTGGCGGACAAGGTTTTATCTACGCATCAAGTATTGTTGTTGCTATGAAAAAAATGAAACTCAAAGAAGATGAAGATGGTAACAAGATTACTGATGTTATGGGTATCCGTGCTGGTTGTAAAGTAATGAAAACTCGTTATGCCAAACCGTTTGAAGGTATGCAAATTAAGATTCCTTACGAAACAGGTATGAATCCTTACTCCGGTATGGTAGACTTAGCTGAAAAACGTGGCTTACTTAAAAAGGAAGGTAACAGTTTAGTATTTGTCACAGCAGATGGTGAAGTTATTAAACAATTCCGTAAAAAGTGGGAAGCCAACGAAGATGGATGCCTTGATAAAATTATGGTAGACTTTGGAAATCAGCGTGAACCGGTAAGTACTGATGACACACCAACGGAGGAATAAGAATGTCAGTTGATTTAACAAAAGAAATTTGGAACGAACTCAAACGGTACGTTAATTCAGTAGACCGAGTAGACGCGGCAACCGCATTTGTTGAAGTACTAATCGATAATGATGTTGATGCTGATGATATTAAATCTACTTTTAAATCTGACTCAGAAGTCAACCGTGCTCTAGCCAGCTATCTTAAAGATCACGAAGATGACGATGAATTTGAAGACGAAGAAGATTTTGAAATTGATGAGGACGAAGATTATTAATGTGGTATAGCCGCGTAACTTCGGATTTGAGTGCTATTCCAGATTTTATTGCGCACTATGAAAAAGAGTTGGAAGATTCCAAGCGTGACTGTAGAATAGGTGGGCTTGTAGAAAAGAACATTACTGCTTTACCGGGCATCACTGAGCATAGGTTTAATCAACTTCAAGAAATAGAAGCAGTATTAAATTATCTTAATATTCAAATCCGCAAAATTCGTCGTAAACATTTTCAAAAGTATTTAGAAGGGTATGCTCGTGCGTTAACCAGTCGAGATGCTGAAAAATATGTTGATGGCGAAGATGAAGTTATTGACTTTGAAACATTGATAAATGAAGTAGCATTGCTACGAAATCGTTATTTGGGAATCATGAAAGCCATGGAATCTAAGAACTTTATGCTTGGACATATTGTCAGATTACGGGCGGCCGGAATGGAAGATATTCAAGTATAACCGTTGTAAAAATACAACAATATATCTTTTGGTTGACTGAATATTTCAATTTTGCTATACTAGTTTTATAGTAAAAATTAACGAAAGGAAGCAAAATGACCGTTTATAATGTAACTTATACAGCCTACGAAAAAGGTTCTAACAATGTAGTAAGCGAAGGTACTATGCCTATTAATACCGAGTCAGCTTATGTAGCTGAGCAAACAGTTAAGGCAATGTTTAGCAGTACCGATATTATTATTCGTTATACTAGGGGTTAATAGGAAACAGCATAACAACCCCACTTGAACAACATGAATTTGATAAAGAAAAAGTTGAGCGACGTCGGTACGAAAAAGCCGAATTTGATCATGTCAAAAGAACTGAAAAAGTGCGCCGGGTTGCCGCAAATTTTCGGGATCAGATTAAAGGAATTTTTAGACGTAAAAATAGTTGACTTGTAATTCAATTAACGCTATAATAGTTACTTAAAATATAAAAGTAGGAGCTAAAGTATGTCAACAGTATTAATTAAAAATGGTGTGTATCGCAACAAAACAGTTCAAAATATTGCATTTACACTTGCTAAAGGTTATCAGACAGGCGTTAAAGGAGGCTACGTGACTGTAGAATCAGAAGGATATTTCGGAGAAGAATTCGATAAAGTTCGTATTAAAGTAAATTCAATAGAAGATATTGAGTTTACAAATGAATCAGTTCCAGTAGCAGAATTTGTTGCTCCTATTGTAACCCCTATAGAAACAGACGACGAAGTTATGGATCGCATTGAACAGCGATTTGAAATTTTACAGCAAATGACTCGTGCTACTATTTCAGGTGACGTTCGTGCGATGATTGTAGTTGGTCCTCCGGGTGTAGGTAAAAGTTACGGTGTAGAATTTGAACTTGAGAAATCAGGTTTGTTTGATAAGATTTCAGGTAAAAAAATTAAGTACGAAGTGGTTAAAGGGGCAATGACTCCGATTGGATTGTACTGTACCCTTTATCGTCATAGTGACGCTAACAACGTTTTAGTGTTTGACGATTGTGATTCGGTATTCCAAGACGAGTTATCCTTAAATATTCTTAAAGCCGCCCTTGACTCTGGCAAGAAACGTAAGATTTTTTGGAATTCAGATTCAGCTATGCTACGCCGCGAGGGAGTTCCTGACCAGTTTGATTTTAAGGGCGGAGCAATTTTTATTACCAACCTTAAATTTGAAAACATTCAAAGTAAAAAAATGAAGGATCACTTGGAAGCATTGCAATCACGTTGTCACTTTTTGGATTTGACCTTGGATACGATGCGTGATAAGTTTTTGCGTATTAAACAAATTTTCCGCCAAGGACAACTGTTTAGAGATTACGACTTTAGTCCAGAAACAGGTGAAAACATTCTAGCATTTATGGATGCTAATCAAACTAAACTACGCGAAATGTCGTTACGTATGGCATTAAAGTTAGCTGATTTAACTAAAGTATCAGAAGAAAATTGGAAGTCTTTAGCCTCGGCAACTTGTATGAAGAATGTTTAATAAATTAAAACAACAAGCCGGCATTCAGGACAATCCAGACCAAGAAGGATTAGACTTGTTTGCCGAGTTAATTGTGCGGGAATGTGTTAGTGTTACTGATGATTTAGTAAATCGTAATGTAGATGGCAGTTGGACCAGCAATGAACTATACACAGATTACAATGGTGCTTTACATGAAGTTAAACGAAGAATTCAAGACCATTTTGGAGTTGCGGAATAAAGATGTACCAACAGAAATTGAGGACATTAGAGGAAAAACATTATGAATACAATTTATCCAACAACCACGATTGAATCACAAGGCCTTCAATACGCTTCAGTAATTGATATGGGTGATAAGGTGAGAATACAACTGTATCCTAACCAAGTGAATAAAACAATGTTTATTAATATTGATAAACGAGTGGTATCTGAATTGATTAGAGCTTTAGAGAAAGTGGAGCAATGGTAATGAACGCAAATGAACTAGCTGATGAATTGGATATTCATGTGTCAATGGGGCAGAGTAAGTTTTTTAAAGAGTGTGCCGAAATGCTACGCCAGCTACAAAAGGAACGAGACCGGCTGTTCTCGGCACACTCACACGAAATGGTTCGAGCAGATGAATTGGCAGTTGAGAATGAATTATTAAAAGCTAAATTAGCACAAGCAGATCGGGTATATGATTTTGATAATCCGTTATTAGATGTATGTAAACATGGAAATGATAGTGCTTGTAAAGAATGCTACCTGGAGGCAGTAAAGAAATGATCACGATCAATGGCCCAACAGGTCTGCCGTATCTATCAGTATCAGACAATAAAGACGCCGTTCGAATCCAATTACACGCCTACGATGATATTGGTCCATATTACCTGACCATAGACAAGCGAGCACTACCTGATCTAATAAGAACACTGGAACAATACGAAGGATATTGATATGAACAAGCGGATTCGACAACTTGCCCTTGATGCTGGTATAGGATTTACCTTATGGGACGATAGTGGCAGAGAAATGATTGACAACTATACTCCTGAAGAAGACTTGGAAAAGTTTGCCGAGCTAATTGTTAAAGAATGTGCTGAACTAGCATATAGCTATAACATTTATGGTAAAGGGCGAGCCTGGAATTTAATTATTAAGGAACATTTTGATTTACCCATTACAGATACAGATTTACCACCATATTTAAGAAATTTGTAGTATTCAACTGATGTTGGATATACACAAAGTAGCTCCTGAACTGTATAAACAGTTCATTTTATACAGATACCTATAAAACGGTATCTGTTTTTTTGACTTATCTTAATTAAATATGCTACAATAGCAATAATGCGAACAGCTACAATTATAATACGCGACGAGGTTAATATCAAAATTGAAGGTCTTGAGCTTGACGCACGACGAAAATTAGTTAATACCTTTAAATATGATGTACCCGGGGCTCGTTATTTACCGGCGGTTAGACTTGGTCGATGGGATGGTAAGGTATCTTATTTTCAACTGGGCGGAAGTACCTTTACAAATTTACTGCCAGAAATTATTCCTATATTAGAAAGTTTTAACTATGATATCATACTTGATGATCAGCGTGATTATTCTACTAATTTTGTTTTTGAGCGAGTAAACGAAGATACATTTATTCATATTAATTGGGGGGCCGGCCACCCGATGGAAGGCCAGCCAATTAAATTGCGAGATTATCAAGTTGAAATCATTAATAATTTTTTAGAAAATCCTCAATCAATTCAGGAAATTGCCACCGGAGCAGGCAAAACTATTATGACTGCGGCACTAAGTCAACGATGTGAACAACATGGTAGGACTATTGTAATTGTTCCCAACAAGTCATTAGTAACACAAACAGAAAAAGATTATCGCGGATTGGGGTTAGATGTCGGCGTTTTCTTTGGTGATCGTAAAGAATTTGGAAAAACGCACACAATTTGTACTTGGCAAAGTTTAAATATTTTGCTTAAAAATACAAAAAATTCTACAGCAGAAATTACAATTCAAGATTTTCTTGAAGATGTAGTATGCGTAATGGTTGACGAGTGTTTTACTGCTGATAGTAAAGTTTTAACACCTTCGGGATATGTAGCAATCAAAGATATTAAAGCGGGCGATACAGTTATTAATTATTCAGAAGATACAAAAGAATTTAAGACCGACATCGTAGTTAAACAGCATATAAATTTAACCAATTCCTCTAGTGAAAAAATGTACAATTTGGAGTTCGATAATGGAAGTAAAATACAAGTTACTGGAAACCATAAATTTTTAACTAACGATGGATGGATACGGGCAGATAGATTGACAAAAAATCACGAAATAGTTTATACTAGTATAAATACAGTTAACTAAAGCGAAAGTATTTATGAAACAGTCAGCCCAACAAATGATAGATCGATTTAACGCTAAGATGATAGATCATAATCAACTTACCAGAGTTATTGCGTATTCGGGTAACAGTATAACGTTATCGACGGGAGTAACTTTGATTGATAATGATAAAGATAGGTTTTGCAGAAGATTATTAAGCACTAAAACTATATTATGGGTTAGTAACATTGATAACTTACTAAACGGGTCAATCACTACTAACGAGATTAAGGCTAAGTTATCCTCTATTGGTGGCAACGCAGTTCAGGAAAAATATGGAGATATAATTAAACAAAACCTTAATACTGGTACTCCGTGGAATGCTGGCACCAAAGGACAAAATATAGGCACACTCAGTCCTAGACCGCAATCAGTCAAAGATAAAATTAGTAAAAAAAATTCTGGTTCTAGCAACGGTATGTACGGTATTAAAATGTCAGTTGCTGATAAACAAGTAAGATCTGATATTATGAAAAAGAAAATATTAAACGGGGAATTTACCCCGAATAGTAATAATAGAAATACCCACTGGAATTCGACATTCGACGATAAGCCTTACCGATCAAGTTGGGAAGCGTTATACCAATTTATTAATCAATCTGCCGAATATGAAACATTGCGAATCGAATATAATTTACAAGGTATCACAAAAGTCTATATAGTTGACTTTGTGGATCATCAAAACAAAATAGTAGCCGAAGTTAAACCGCGTGAATTATGTGTGGGCGAAAAATTTAACTCAAAAATTATGGCATTGCACGAGTGGGCAAAAATAGCAGGATATACTGTGACTATAGCTGATCAAGATTGGCTACGATTGCAAAATATAGATATTGATTACTCACGTTTTGATGACAATACAGCAAGAAAAATTAAAGCATTATATGAAACTAATTAAAAAAACTGAAATAACTAAACCGGCAGAAGTATATAATTTACATATAGAAAACAATCACAACTATGTAGTAGACGGGGCAGTAGTATCAAATTGTCATATGGCAAAAGCCGATGCCCTAAAAAATTTAATGACAACAGTAATGAGTCGTGTTCCAATTCGATGGGGGCTAACAGGGACAATACCTAAAGAAGCATTTGAATTCCAAGCACTTAAAATAAGTTTAGGGCCAGTTATTAACCAACTTGCTGCTAGTGAGCTACAAGAACGGGGAGTATTAGCGCAATGCCATGTTAATATTGTTCAGTTAATAGACCACGCAGAATTTACAAATTATCAATCAGAATTAAAATTTTTATTAGAAGACTCAGATAGACTTGAGACTATATCCAAACTAGTGGCACAAGTTAATGCCACTGGCAATACTCTTGTACTAGTAGACCGTGTAGCTGCCGGACATGCTCTAGTGTCATTGTTAGGAGACCATGCTGTATTTGTAAGCGGGGCAACAAAAGGAACAAAACGAGATGAAGAATATGATGAAATTGCGACAAGTACTGGAAAAATTATTGTGGCTACCTATGGTGTTGCTGCTGTTGGTATTAATTTACCCCGTATCTTTAATCTTGTTCTTATTGAACCTGGTAAATCTTTTGTGCGAGTTATACAGTCGATTGGTCGCGGTATACGCAAAGCAGAAGACAAAGACCATGTAGAAATCTGGGACGTAACCTCTACTTGTAAGTTTGCACGACGACATTTAACCAAACGCAAACAGTTTTACAAGGAAGCTAACTATCCATTTACTCAAGAAAAATTGGAGTGGAAATAAAGGTTGCGTTGCATAAAATAATTTGTTATAATAAGACTATGAAAATATTAACCTTGGAAAACGAAGCATATGATTTAGATCATCTACCTGACGAAATAGATGATATGAGATTTGCTATTCTGGATAATTCTAATCCGCAAGATCCTGATTATCATTATATTCCATTAATATTTTTGGAAAGTTTTAATGCTCCGGCATTGGTATTGCGTATAGGAGAGCACCGTGTACGCATGCCTGTAGATTGGCAATTATTAATAGGCGAACCAGACTTTGGAGATTTAGAAGTTATTCCGCTATCAGCATTAAATGATCGAGGATTTAAAGCATTTCAATTTAATCCATTAACTAGTTTTAGACCAAGTTTTTTAGATGTAGAAATTTTAGACGTGTATCAGGATGTGTCATGGTATGCTCCTAAACTTAAAAATGGACAAATGTTATGTGTGCCAATCAATGAGGACAAAGAACCTTTATGTGTTTATTTTGTCAAAGATATTAGTCGTAACTGCGAGGTGGTTGACTACAATCGGGCGTTTTAATGGATAAGTTACATATTGCAAATGAAATGTCATGTTTTGATCGCAAAGATCGAAATTTTTATAATTCCTTAACAGACGAAGAGCGTAAAAAATTTAGTAATTATCTCATGATTCGTTGGGGAAGTGCGGTGACCGGTAGTAAGGATTTACAAGAATTTTACTTGATTAGTTGTAATGAAAGACTAAACAAACATTTTTTTAACATAAACAAACATCCACAATTACAATGGCTATGTGCTACTTCAGTTAGCCCAGGATTAGGCGCCCAGAGACATCAGTGGATTGCTCCCAAGAAAAAAGCATCTGGTGGCAGTATTAAAAAACAGTTAGCAGAACTATTCCCTCATTTGAAAGATGATGAATTAGAAGTTATGGCTCAAATCAATACTAAAAAGGATATAGATGCTTATTTGCATAAGCTAGGCGTAGAAAAATGAGCTATATTTGTCAGTACTGTAAAAAATCATTTATTAAAGAATCTTCTTTAACGGTACATTCTTGTGAACCACGCCGACGTCGGCAAGAACAAAACGAAGCCGGTGTAAGAATGGGATTTAACGCTTATTTAAAATTTTATGAACTTACACAAGGTTCAGCTAAACTAAAAACATTTGATGACTTTGCAGAGTCGCCATACTATAAGGCATTCGTAAAATTTGGTAGATATTGTGTAAACACAAAAGTTATTAACCCAGCTCGTTTTACTGAATGGGTATTAAAACAAAATAAAAAATTAGACTATTGGTGTAGTGACAAACTGTATGAAGAATATTTAATGTATTATTTGAAAGTAGAAAGAATGGAGGATGCGCTAGCCCGCGGAATAGAACACGCTATGAAGTGGGCAGAAGAAAAACAAGCTCCATCGCAAGATTTCTTGCGTTACGGAAATCATAATTCTATAACAAGCGCAATAGTTAATGGTCGTATTAGTCCGTGGTTATTATATAATTGTGAGTCAGGTCAAAAGTTTTTATCTGAAATGAATGTTGAACAACAAGCTATGGTATGGCCATATATTGACACAGATATATGGCAAAAGAAATTAAAAGAAGATCCTGCCAATCGTATTGAAGCGCAGGAATTGTTAAAAAAGGCAGGCTGGTGATGAAAATTATTTGTATATTATTAGCGTTATTTGGTATCAAACATTTTATATGCGATTTTCTTTTACAAAATGAAAAGATGCTTAAGGATAAGGGAGTATATATGGCCCCGGGTGGTTGCAATCATGCGGCTATACACGCACTCGGAACCTTAATTGTATTATTATTATTTTTCCCGTGGGACCCAGTTGCTCATATTTTTGCCATTGCAATTGGTTTACTAGATGGCGTAATACATTATCATATTGATTGGGCAAAAACAAATTTAAGTCAAGGGTTGACTCCTGCTGATCGTAAATTTTGGGTATGGTTCGGGGCCGACCAAGGTCTACACTATTTGACATATGTTGGAATAATTGCTATACTTGTTCTATGAGCGCAGATATTGATATTGACTTGGCAGACCGAGAACAAGTACTAAAACTTATTCAAGCTATACCAGCACGGCAACTACATCAAGGTCAAGTCAGACGTCACGCATCGGGAGTTTATATTACTGATATTCCTTATGACCCAATAAATCAATGCGCGGCTATAGATTATGAAGAAGCAGAAAAACGCGGATATTTTAAAATTGATTTACTTAACATGTCGGTATACCAGTTAATTAAATCTCCTGAACATTATCAAGAATTATTAGCAAAAGAACCGCCGTGGGAAAGATTGTGGAATGATTTGGAATGGGCAAAACAACTAGTACATATAGGCAACTATACTGATTTATTATTGAAAATGAAACCAGATTCTATTCCGCGAATGGCAGCTTTTATAGCAATTATTAGACCAGGAAAAGCTCATTTACAAAATAAATCTTGGCCAAAAATCTTTGAAACTGTATGGGATGGGGATGATTCTAAAGGTTTTGTGTTTAAAAAAAGTCATTCAATTTCTTATGCAGCATTAGTAACCTTACACATGAACCTACTTGACGAAGTTACTCCATCTTCCTAACTAAAGTAATAGATTTTCTTTTTGACTTTTTACGGGCTAATTCAGCTAAACTACAGACTGGTCCATGCATAATTTCGAGATCTTTGTTTATAAAAGTACGCAAATAAACTTTAAACGGATCCCATTCGTTTTTTAAGAAAATATTTATAGGTATAGATCTGTTGCTTTCCCACCACCAAATGTTGGCTAATTTTAAGAAATCTTTCTTTATATCAAGGTCGCTTATACTTCCAAAGTCATAAATTGTTGTAATTATATCGTCCCGATTTTGTATAATTCCCACATATTCTTGAGAAGCGTAAACACATAGCGTTATAAACGGGTATTTGTCAGTTAATTTAGTGAATATTTCAGTGCTCATCTATTAGTAGTTATTCGTATGGGATATTTATGTTCCAAAAGTTTATAGTTAAATATCACTAAATATTAATATGAGTTTTAACCGACAACAACCGCCCTTAAATTTTTATGTTTACTTGTATTTGCGAGAAGATGGAACACCTTACTATTGCGGTAAAGGATTAGGATCACGAGCATGGGCAACACACAGAACGCCCATCCCGCACAATGATCGCATAAAAATAGTTGCACATAATTTAGCAGAAGTTGAGGCACTTTTGTTAGAAAAAAAACTTATCACGTATTATGGCCGCAAAGATTTAGGTACTGGATTATTACATAATATGACAGAAGGGGGCGAGGGATCGTCGGGTAGAATAACTGAAGAAATAACAAAAAATAAAATATCTAAAGTAAAAACTGGAAAACCCAATAAAGGGGCAGGCTGGAATAGAGGTGTTAAATATACTGAAGAATTCAAACAACGATTAGATATGTCTGGTTTAGAAAAAGGACATGGCTGGAATAAAGGGCTTAAATTGTCAGAAACTCACAAAGAAAATCTTAAAAAAGCATGGGAAAAGCGAAAATTAGCTCAGCAAATTAATGTATAAATATATGAATGTACTCCACAGAAGTTTTCCTCTATCAGCAACGAACTCAAGTAGTTTTATTGGATTCGAGCGGGCAGTATTTTACAATGAGGTACAATTCGGTGTATTCTAAACGCCTAACTTTAAATCTCGGAGTTGATAATGTGCTGTTATTTTCATTTGTCAATCAAGACGAAAAACCTGTAAATGTAAACGGATGCACTTTTATATTTCGGGTAACAAATACTCAAGGAACTACATTGTTGCTACAAGAGCCAATGACTATTCTTAATGCCGCCGCAGGGCAAGTTAAAGTAACAGTTCCAGCAGAACACACTTTAGAACTAATAGCACAACCAGCATCCTATTCAATCAGTGTACAAAGTGGTAATTTAAATCAAGCGGTCTTTACCAATGCTCAGTCTGGTGCTCGCGCTCCCATTGATCTTGTTAATTCTGTATTTCCACAATTTGTACCATCAGCACCATTAACTATTCCAACTATAAAGTTAAGTGCTCAGTCAAGTTTAGACGGAGCCGGATATGAAAATTTTCCAGGTTGGGCAGGGGTTGGATATTGGGGATCAGCAGCCAGTGGGTCGCCTTACTGGAACACTTACTCTAATTCCGAATATTATTCTAGTTTTATAGTACCAAAAAATTATATTACAACTATACAAATGGATTTAATTGGGTATACTGGTACTATAAAAGCTCAATGGGCACAAAATTATCAAAGTATTTGGTATAACATTACCGAAAGTACTACCTACTATAACGAAACTAGAACCATTTATATGAATGTGGTAGGTTGGTATCCTTTGTTGCGTTTGGGATTTAATAATAGTATTTTTTCAGTACCAGACCAACCTGGTTATCCAGCTAACGCATTTGCCACATGCGTAGACGGAGTGGTTACTAACATTACTGTTCAAAATCCTGGTTCTGGATATTTGGCACCGCCACAAGTTAATATTTTAGGTAACGGATCAGGTGCTCGTGCCGAAGCTGTGCTTGGACCAAACGGCTCTGTTACTGGAATTAATGTTATAAATGGTGGTTCTGGTTATTGGCCAATTCCTATTGGCGGCCCCGGAAGTAACGGGCAAATAAATCCTATTCCACCAAATAATTCTGGAGCTTTTGTGGCTATATCAACTGGATACGTTGTAAATTTAATGTATCGATAATGTTGTAATCAGCTGGTAATTATGCTATACTGTAGCATGATTGATGTAATTTCTTTTTTACCCGGTAAGAAAAAACACACAAGTTCTGGTTGGATTTCATTCAATGCTCCTTGTTGTATTCATCGCGGTAACACTCAAGATAAAAGACAACGTGGAGGAATTAAACCAACGCCGGAAGGTGGATGGAGTTATCATTGTTTTAATTGCGGTCTCACAGCAAGTTTTATACCCGGCAGAAGTTTATCATTTAAAGCACGAAAATTATTAGAATGGTTCGGGGTTGATAATGTTACTATCGAACAAATAAATCTCGAAAGTTTACGCCATCGCACAATGCATGGCTTGCTTGAAAATCAAAAAAATGTAATTAAAGCCGTAGAATTTGAAGAACGAGATTTGCCCGCCGAGCTAGAACTTATAGATGTTAATAATCCTAATCATATTCCATATATAGAATATTTAGAAGGACGCAGCGTAGATTGTACAGCGTATCCTTATATGGTAAGTTCTACGGCAGAAGGTAGACAATCCAAACGTATTGTCATACCCTTTACGCATAACGGATTAATAGTTGGAAATAGCGCCAGGTATATAGATGGACGACAGCCTAAATTCATATCAGACACACAACAAGGATATGTATTTGGAGTTGATTTACAAAAAGATAATTGGGAACATGCCATTGTAGTAGAGGGAGTATTTGACGCACTTGTCATAAATGGATTGGCAGTATTACATAATAATATTAATGACACGCAATCGCAAGTTATTAAAAGTTTGGGAAAAACTATTACTGTAGTTCCAGATCAAGACCAAGCAGGTATGGCATTAGTAGATAGAGCAATAGAATTGGGGTGGGCTGTTAGTATACCAGAATGGCCACAAGGTATTAAAGATGTAAATGATGCGGTAAATTGTATGGGTAAGATAGCGACCTTGCTAACTATATTAAAAGCCAGAGAAACTAACAAATATAAAATTGATATAAAAAGGAAACAACTTGTTAAAAGATTATAGTATAGAAGTACAAAAATTATTTTTAGAAATGATGCTCAGCGATGCTGAATCATTTGTTCGCGTTCAAAATATATACAATCCCGAAAATTTCGATCGCAGTATTCGTACTGCCGCTGATTTTATTAAAAAACATTATGAAGAACATGGATCACTTCCGGTATTACAACAAGTTAATGCTACATCAGGGATTAAATTAAACGAATTGCCAGATTTACCAGATGGTAATATGGAATGGTTTATGGAAGAATTTGAAGGTTTTACTAAAAAAGAAGAACTTAGCAGAGCTATTCTTAAATCATATGACATGTTGGATAAAGGCGATTTTGACCCGGTTGAAAAATTAATTAAAGATGCCGTACAAATTAGTTTACAAAAAGACATGGGCACAGATTATTTTGCTGATCCTAGAGCCCGTAATGACAAATATTTTAATTCTGGCGGTCAAGTAAGCACTGGCTGGCCATCTTTGGATAAAATATTATATGGTGGATTTAGTCGTGGCGAACTGAATATTTTTGCTGGCGGATCTGGATCGGGTAAATCTTTGGTAATGATGAATATTGCTATCAGCTGGCTTGAACAAGGACTAAGTGGAGCATATATAAGTTTAGAGCTTAGTGAAGAATTGGTTGGATTGCGTACTGATGCAATGCTATCAAGCATGTCAACTAAAGACATCAGAAAAGATTTAGAAACAGCCGAATTAAAAGTTAAAATGTTTGGTAAAAAAGCCGGGCAATATCGTGTCAAAGCACTACCAGCACAAAGTAATATCAATGATGTACGCTCCTATTTAAAAGAAGTACAAGTACAAACAGATATTAAAATTGACTTTGTAATGGTTGATTATTTAGATTTATTAATGCCAGTTAGTGCCAAAGTTAGTCCCAACGATTTGTTTGTCAAAGACAAATATGTGTCGGAAGAATTGCGAAATTTAGCCAAAGAATTGGGAGTATTACTAGTAACCGCTAGTCAGTTAAATCGTGCGGCAGTGGAAGAAATTGAATTTGACCATAGTCATATTTCGGGTGGTATTAGTAAAATTAATACCGCTGATAATGTGTTTGGTATTTTTACAAGTCGTGCTATGAAAGAACGTGGGCGTTATCAATTACAATGTATGAAAACTCGTACAAGTAATGGAACTGGGCAAAAAGTAGAATTAGAATATAATATTGAAACTATGAGAATTACGGATTTACCTGAGGAAACAACCCCTATAAATTCATTTAAAAAAGCTAATATTTACGATAGCATAAAAACACAAAGCAAAGTAATTAATTCAGAACCTATAGATGATGAATTAGGTGAAACTGGAAAAATTACTGCGGATGTACAAAGTGCTAAATTAAAGCAATTATTAGGACAAATTAAGCAGAATTAAACCAGACTACATAATTTAAAATGTAATAAATAATAAAAAGGTTCTGGCAAAAATGCAAAAGAAAACTCGTAGTATTCTAGAAGAATTAGACAGTTTATATACAGAGCGCGATAATCGTCATATTATTGAAAATCGTGCTAATAATATTATTACTAGTGCTATACGCTTACTAGAACAGATTGATGAGTCTTACAGTCCTGAACAAGCAGATAATCTTACACGAAAATTAATTAATGCTATTAAACTTCGTGATCCAGGCAAGTTTACTCGCACCGTGAGGAAAACGGATGAAAATTTATAAAATAACTGAACGTCAGCGATAATAACTATGATATTAAAAGAAGGTGGTAATGTATTTAAAAATTCCGATGGGCAAATACAGACACAACGTATTAATCAAATAGATGTTAAACCAACACTAGATTGGCTTGAACAAATGGTTGACCTTGATTTGCAAAATAATACTTTAGGATCAACTGGACTTAAACCTACATCCGGTGATCTTGATGTAGCAGTTGATAGCAGTAAAATAACCCCCGAGCAGTTAATCGCCGAACTTACACAGTGGTGTAATAGTCATCAACTTAATCCCAGAGATTACGTTAAAAAAGGTGGCGGACAAATACATTTTAAAACACCCATTGCTGGTAATCCTGATAAAGGATATGTACAAACAGATTTTATGTTTATGAAAAATTTGGGAGTAGGTAAATTCTTTTTATCGGCTCCGGCAAATTCAGAGTATTCAGGTCGAGATCGGCATATTATGTTTAACAGTATTGGGAAACCCTTGGGATATAAAATTGTCCCTCGTGAAGGTCTTGTAAGTCGGGATAGTAACCAAGTAGTAGAAACTGATCCGGACAAAATTGCAAAACTTTTATTAGGCAAATCTGCTACCAAAGAAGATTTATATAGCGTAGAAACCATGGTACAGGCCTTGCAAAATGATTCACAGCGAGATTTAAAGTTGGCCGATGCTAGAGCATTCTTTAGTAAAGAAGGTGTACCATTTTTTGAAACTCGCGGCGAAAGCGATGTTAACTTTTTGGCAAGACTACGAGACCGCATTGTCAATCAAAAAATGACACAGCTAATTGAAGATACCCAAGTACAAGGTGGAAAAGCCAAAGGTATAGAACACATAGAAGATTTGGTATTCAGGCGTGGTACAGCTGGGATAAAAGATGCCTTGGCTGTAATTGATCATCTTAAAGATAATACCAAAACATCAACTTCAGTTAAATGGGACGGTAAACCTGCAGTTATATTTGGTCGCCAACCTGACGGTGCTTTTGTATTAACTGATGTGGCCGGATTTACTGCTGTTGGATATAGCGGATTGTTTACTAGCCCTCGCCAACTTACGCAGCAATTAGCACATCGTGACGCCGAAGCACGATCTAAGGGTAATCAAGCCACTCGAGTAGACGAGCTCGCACCAATTTATCAAAAATTATGGCCCATGTTAGAAGCAGCCACTCCAGAAAACTTTAAAGGATTTATTCAAGGAGATTTACTTTATACGCAAACTCCTACCGAACAAACAGGAGCTTATGTGTTTAAACCTAACACTATAGCATACAGTATTCCCGCCGCCAGTGATTTAGGACAACAAATTGGAGCAAGTGAAGTGGGTATTGCCATTCATACTCAGTACAACGAGCCAGGTGCTCCTAAACAAGCAATTGGAAAATTAAATTTAAATCCTGTTCCTGGGTTACTGTTAATTGAACCCATAAGACCTACAGAAAATGTTAAGCCCAAAGATAGTGGGAAAGTTAAACAATTAAAACAACTGATAAGCATTCATGGTAACAGTATTAATACTTTGTTTGATCCAACAGAGCTTAGAACTTTAAAAATTACAGATTTACCTAAACTTTGTATTGATTATATCAATAGTTTAGTAAAGAATGTTAATATTACTAATTTTGATCCTAATCAACTATTACCAGAATTTGGTAAATGGCTACAGCAAAAAGTTACTCCTAGCAAGTATAATAATATTGTAGAATATTTACAAAGCCCCCGCTCAAATATGAATGGTATTTCTGCCGCATTTTCGGCGTTTGTATTGTTACACGATATAAAAACTGATTTATTGCATCAACTGGACCTGCAGCACCCAGGGCAAGAGGGTTGGGTTATAGCAATTCCCGGCGGAACTGTTAAATTTGTTAATAGATTTGACTTTAGTCGCGCCAATCGCCAGCAAAATAATCCTGTATAATCTACACCAAAGATGCCATTTTTAGTCATTTGACTAAATACTTGTAGGACTTTCGGGTCCACATACATAAGGAGATTTAAAAATGGCACAAATTCCATTAGTATCAGGTGGTTCACAACCAGTATTCGCTATTGACACACTCAATGGCCCACAGTTAGCAGCAAACACAGCATATGCCCCAGCTGGCGTACCAGTAATGATTCAAGGTCCAAAACTAGACTTTTTTGGTGTTGGTCTTGGCAATTCAGGTTTTAATCAAGCTGGTGTTAACGGCGCAATTCAGCAAATTATCCAAGCTATTCAACAAACTTGTACAGTTGCTTTTTATCAAGTAGACAATACAAATAACGCAGTTGATTTTAGTTTGGCCGTTTATCCAACAGGCGCTTTTGGTAACATTGCTAACGCCCAAGCAGCAACAAACTTTGCCGCTACAATTACAGCATTGGGAAATATTTACAATTCCACAGCTAATACATATTGTAACGTAGCAGCTGCAACTGTAACAACAGTTGGTTTCCGTTTGGCTTCTACAGCAACTTCAGCCAGCTAATTTTAAAGGCAACTTTAAAATATCAGGAAAGCACCGCAAGGTGCTTTTTTGTTGACATTAGTTTACGTCCTTGCTAAAATGAGTTAAATACATCTATTATGACAGTTAGTAAGATTACCGAAGTTACCATTTTTGAATCTTTAGAAGGCGGCCGCACGGTTTATGCTCGGCATCCTGGTTCAAACATTAGGAAATTGCATTCACAAGATCCAGCTTTGGAAAAGGATTTAGCAGATTTACGGGAGCAAGAACGCTGGCAATTTATATTAGCCGCCAGAAAAGATAACCCGGTAATTAATGAATTGTGTGAGCAAGTCGAGATTTTATATGAATTGTCAAAAAACTCACAATGAAATTTTCATGTAAAACTTTTTTTGATATTACTGCCACTGGTATTACTGGGCACTACAAATCATCGCGAATACCATTTAAAGATAAAGCCGATCAATCTATTGAAAATGAAATATTATGGAATCGTTCTAGAAATCAACAGAGGAATTGGGAAACTATTACCCAACTATTATCTATGCGTACCCAAATATTTGATTTAACAATACCAAAAAAGATAAAAAACGTTTGGGAATTTGAGTTTGAAGTTGAGGCTGTAGGAGTTTTTGAATCACAAGACAACCCAGTGGGAATACTATTAATAGATGCTGATGGTGTTCCCATGCTTACGGGGTTGACTGAAAAGCAAGGAATTGGGCCTGTTCTTGTGCCAAAAGGCGAAAATCAAAACATCTGGTTTAGCAAATTATTATAAATAATGCAAAGAATTATAATAGAGGATTTAAAAATGATTGAAGCTACCGATATCGAAAAGAAAAGCCTTGAGGCTCATGTAGAACTCTGCGCAGAAAGATACAACGCACTAGAAAATAGATTAGACATATTAGACGAAAAAATTGAAGATAATAATTCTATGATTCGTGAAATTCGAGATATGGTCGTTGCAATGTCTTCTAAACGCAATGATCAAATTATTGCTTGGGGAACCGCATTAATAGGTGTTTTTGCTGGCACCACAGCTTGGTTAGTAATTCACTACGGTTTTAAATGAACTATACAGCCGAATTTAAACATATACTTCGCGAAGAATTTGGTACGCTAACAAATAATCTTATTTGGAAAAACGACAATGGCGATTATGAAGTATTTGATCACTATTTAATTGTCATTGAAAAAAAAGGCTACCGCGTATATTGTTCGGCCACTGACGTAGGACTTTTTAACAGCACTAAATCAGCTCTTAGTTGGTGTATTGCAGACAAATATAAACACTTTAATTTAGCAAGAGATATATTAACATTAGATAACAAATTAACTTCATTAATTAATGATATAGCAATTCGTGCTAATTTAGCAGACAGCAGTAAAAATCCTGTATTTCGCGAAACTATAGAAATCAAGCTAGAAACCAAGATTATACGCAAAAAACAAGTAGAACAGGAATTAACCAAATGTGTCAATTACGCTAAATACTGTCAACAACGAGGATTTAATAATGAAACTATTCGAACTGGCCGCCCAACAGCCGTCAAAAAAAGCCGCTAAGGTATTCGAGAGCTATTTCGGTGATAGCATCAATGTTGATGTAATTTCACCAAAACAAGCCCGTATAATGTTGAGTAAAATAAACAAACTAGTAAACGAGCATCGTCAAACTATAGAATTTCATCACAGTGAAAAGAATCCAACTTATCTTAAATTAATGATGATGGAACGTGTTTTATCCGCTAAAGTTAAAGAAACAGCCAGTGTTCCCGTTGGTGTAGCAGTAGGCGCTCCCGCCACGGCTGCCCAACAAAATGCACAAATTGCTCCGGTTAATCCTACAGTAGCAGCAGGA